AGAGAAGGGGGAGTATTGCTACTCCCCCTTGTTCCGAGCACGAATGGCGGTTACGGCGCGGAGTAGTACAAATCAACCACGAAGTATCCAGCACTGTCGGGCAGAGCGGCAGCAGCAACAGTCAGGATAACTTCTTCACCAGCAGCAACAGCATCGGCTGATGCACCAACCGCCGTACCGAACAAGGTCGGGGTGTTGGCGGTAGTGAAAGTGGCAGCGGCACGATACTTAGCGGGAGTTCCGTCTACACCAATGGCGATAGTAGCGGTTGCGCCAAGAGTGGCACTGGCAGTAATGACACCATAAGCAAAAGAATGACCAGGAGGAATGTTAGCAAGAACAACGGTGTCAGCGATTGCTTGCCCATCCATTCCAACGGTTGCACGAAACCGGCGAAGGCGACCACCAACCACTCCACCATCGGATTTGGTTGCGGGGATCGCTACTTGACCAGCGACTTCAGCAGCATAAGTTTCAGCCATGATTTATCTCCTTAGGATTCAAGACACAGGATTTCTACGACTTTTTTCTCCTCGGTACGAGTAGCACCGAAGGTTCCTTTGACGTAGACCTGATTTGAGTATGATTTATCGGCACGTTCGGAGATACGGCTGTTGATGTCATTCCACAAACCAACGTGCATACCCGATTTTGCCCAAGCAATAACACGGCGATAATTGGAACTATCAACACCCAAACGCTCAATGTGGATGAACTTGAACCCCATGAAGGTATCCACATCACCCTGAACAAGCGCCTTGACCGTGTTGTAATCGCTGCTGGTCACTTCGGTCGTACCAAGCAGATCGGTCAACTGTTTAGCGGTGACAGCCATACACAAGGGGTCCATGTCAACATCAACCTCGTTGGACAACAGAATCTCTTTGGCTTCACGCAGTTTGGCAATTGTCAGACCGGCAGGGGTGGAACCAACACCAATTTGCTGATTCGCGGTATCGAATGCGGTGTCAACCGTTCCGTTTTCACCAGTCTTGGCAGTACCGAGAGCAGCAGCAATGATCAGATCGTCCATGGCGCGACCAAGGGCATAAGCACCATTGATAGCGTAAGGACTGGTCGGATCGATCAGCATACGAAGTTTGTCTTGATCATCGATCAAGTCAGCCCACTCGTAATCAGTAGGGAAGACCCAACGAGCATCATGAGGAGTGGAAATCAGAGGGGTGTCACCGTGGCGAGTAGTACGTGCCTGTGCGGTAACGGGGCCGATTTGCTCAACAGCTTTAGCGGCTTTGCCGACATATGATCCAACGGTCATATAATCGCGCAACTTAGAACCACGCTGTTGGAGCAATAATTGTACATTGGTTGAGTACTGCTGTACAAAAGCAGTTGTGACCTCGAAACTCATAGCGTTTCTCCTTTAAGTAAAATTAAGCGTCACCGGCGATTAATTTGACTTGTCCGCTATGGGCGGGGTCGAGTTATCTAAACTCAGTGCTTTGTCGGTTGTCCTTTTGGGCCGACCACCCTTTCGTTTAGTCGGTGAATCCGGTACTTCACCAGTCATAGAAGAACCTAACACATATTCCTCGAATTGCAAACAACTTTTTATAATGTGTGTAGGTTCACTAATTCCCACCTTGCTTGCTTGAGGGATTAACAACTTTAATAATTCAAGACGTAAGTTCCGATCAAGCATAAGCTGCATCCATAATACGTTGCATCTTGGCAATCGCGTCTTTGTTTCCGTTCAGGTATTCAGCCATGAAGTTCTTGTCCATCTTGAGTTCAGATAACTGTTGACGAGCGGCGGCGGGGGTCAGACCAAACGCACCACTATTATTCCGTGATCCATCAGCAAACGCATCTTCGCCCATCTTTGAACCAACGGTAGCGAATAACTTCATCATCTCCGCTGTTCCCATCTTCTGCTCCAGGGAGTCCAACTGCTCCTTGTCATAACCAAGAGCATTGACAGCCCTACGACCGGCATCAACTTGTGCCTCGTAACCCTTGCCCCACTCTTTCTTCAGAGCAGCGAGTTCCTGTTCAGCGTTTTGCAGAGATTCCTGCTGCATCTTCTCCATCTGACCGGAACTCATCTCATTCCATTTGTCATACAGAGCAGCAGCCTGTTTGTCGGTCAAACCCAACTCATGAGCCGTATTCTTGTACCACTCAGTTACTTCTGGATCAGCATTCTCATACTCACCCAACTTGTAGCTATCAGGGGTTTCGGGCCGACCCAGCTTGTTATAGAAGTGATTCAGGGAGTCAGGGTCAGCATCAACACTGGGTAACTCCACCAGATTTTTACTTCCCCCCGCAAACTTCTCCAGATTCCGGTAACTCGAAAGAATATCCTTCGGGTCTTTCCATCCCTTGTTCTGGACATAGGTGGAAGTATCTTCATCCAAACCATCGGTCCATGATGTGACCTTTTGTTCTGTTGATGTTTGTTGTCCACCAACATGAACCTGTTGTCCTTGTTCCCCTTGTGCGCTGTTATCACCAGTGGCGGCAGCTTCTTCACTCATCGATTTGCTCCTCTGTCAAGTTGTAAATATCGTCATCTGTCAGTTGCAGATGAGTCATGATCCGAAGAAAGACCTCACGCCTTCCTTCGAGCAGGTATGTTGTGTTCACATTATCCACATCGGCAGTCGGTAATGTTGCTCGACAAAACCTCCGCAGATCAGCAAGAACCTGTTTCCCTTCGGTAGTATTAAACGTGTTCTTATAGGCACTACGCCTACGCAGAAACATCTTGGTCAGCATATCAACCCACTTGTGTAAGAATTTGTTGAGCCTGCGCCGCATCCTTCATCGCTCCCGCCATCGGTTGAGCAGCCTCAACCATCTGCTGCTGTTGAGCCGCTTGAGCACGACCTTGACGTAACTGATCAATGACCTCCTGTGACCGCAGTACAGGTGTCGGTACACCGGATACCTCGGCAGTCAATCGCGCCAGTGCATCGGGATCAAACACATCAAGCACTTCAGGGTTCATTTGAGCAAACGGTGCCAGAAGCTCCATGGTACGCTGTACACCAACAAGCTCTTCTGCTCTCTGCATCCGACTCATCGGAGAGTCGTAGATAATCTCGTACTCACCACCGGCTTCAACCAGTGCTTCAGGCAACGGTGGTAACAGGTTGTGCTGCATCAACAGGTCGATCTCCCGCTCAATCAACGGACCAATCGCTTCGGACTGTTGCCGACCCATGGTAGGAGTCAACAACATCCCCTTCTCTTGAGCACGAATCAGGGCTTCGGTAGCAGTCATCCTTGGTGTGTCCACAAGGATCTGGAACAGTGTGACCAGAAACGCATCATCGATACTCTGTCTACGCTGCTCCATCTTCGAGTCAGCAATGTCCACACGAGCACCGGTAGTAAACGGTTGCATCAACTGCCGACCATCACGGTTCACACCACCCATGTTCAGCCCACCAGGGCGCAGATTAATCTTCATCCCACCATTACCAAGTATCCCATCATCGTGGAGCAGGATCGGCGGGTCAACGAGCTTGTGTACCGCACGAATATCGGTCTTCGCCATCTCATTGAGCATTTTGATGTCAGGCAGGGCAATCATGGCAGGACTGCGACCATAGACCTCATCAGGAGCCGTCACATACCGGCTGATGGAATAAGGGAAACTCCCATACCCACCTTCAGGTGCCACCAACTGCTTCTCATCAATGCAAATGTAATAAGATGCAAACGGTTTACCACGAGAGTCCGAACGAGATGAATCAACATCTTCTCGTGGGGTAACTACGTGAAGGAAACAGAAGGTATTATTCTGTTGGTTCGGATTCTCCAACGCCTTCAATATCCTCTCAGGCATCATCTTCTCGCCCCACTGCTGAACCGCTTGTCGCGCAGAGAACTTGAACTCCCGATACACCGTGTCAATCATCCCCTGATGATTCTCAAGGAAATAAGTATTCTTCAGATTGACACAACGATACCGCAGACCTGTTCCTGGTTGAAAATCAGTGAACAACGTCCCTGTACCAAACGCACCCATGGATGTCCAGCGTTCATGATTCTGACCTGCGAAGTTAGCTTTAGCGGAATAACGAGAAGCAAACAGGATACTGTTCGCCTTGTAGAACCAGTCCTGAACCTCGAAGTTCTTATTCAACTCATCGACTGATGTGGTCAGATTGTGCCACTTCTGCTGGCGTGGGGTGAGCATCGAGTCCATGACGGACGCAAACCGATCAAGAGCAATCATAGGGCGGGAGTCAAATACCTTCTGAGTCTTCTTCTCACCAGCGGTTCTCTCACCAACGAACCCCATCTGGCGAGGCAACACCCGTTCAGCGATCTCTTCCCAATGCTGCTCCCATGTTCCCCGATCACCTTTAATCTGGTTGTATCGATGGAGAATCTGTTCCACATCCATGATGAATCTCCTTAACGACCGAGAAGTTGAGTTGTGCCAACATTCGCACTTGTCATCTGCCGACCAGACAACTGAGTACTACCGGAACTGGCTCTTAGACGCTCACGCCGTTTCGCATCAGCAGCCAACTGAGCACGTTTCTCTGTGTCAAGTGATGGGGGTGTTTTCTGAACAACAGCAGGATTCTTCGCCATATCCGCTTCCATAGCAGCTTCAGGGTTCACCATCCTGCCCATCATGGAAGTGTCTGATGTAAATAAATCACCAGAGTCGGCTATCGCTTTAGCCTTATCACTCCCCGTAACAGCCTCAACGATTGTACCACCCGGGTCAAACAACCCCGATGCGCTCATCCCGCCATCCCGCTTCTTGAAAATATTACCAGGGTCGGCAATCTTCTTAAATGTACTCCCCATGTCACTCTCCTAGTCCTCGCATGCAAATATATCGTAGTCCATGTTCGCCACCTTCCCCGCATACATAGACCGCCTCTTCATTATCGATGTGTCCCTGCGACTCACATTCTCAGAAAAACAGAGAGCAAGTGCGTCACCGTCGTCAGGGGAGCGCAATCCCCGCTTCTTCATGGAGTCCTTAACCTCCAGTTTTATCTGCCCTTTTACATTGACATCATACTCCGGACCTGTCAAGTCATCAGATAGCGCCTGACTGTTGTCAATGGCCCCATAGACCAACCACTCACGCATCCGACCCCACATCTCGGCTCGTTTGTTCAGATACTTGTCACTCTCCATGGCCTTCTCACCA